GGGTACGGTGGTAGCACCGCCCGTAACGGCGCTGCGGGAGGAGTAAACCTTGGCGGAGGAGGAGGAGGTGGCAATCAGATCAGCGGCGCAGGAGGTAGCGGAGTTGTTATTATTAGTTACGCAGACACTTCTCCCGCTGCAACTGTAACAGGAAACCCAACAGTCACTGTCGTAGGAGGTAATCGAATCTATAAGTTCACCTCCTCAGGAAGTATAACATGGTAACACAGGAAATATAAAATGGCACATTTTGCACAAATTGATGAAAACAACACAGTACTTCAAGTTATTGTAGTAGAACAAGACGTTATTGATACGGGCTTGTTTGGTGATCCAGCAGCTTGGATTCAAACCAGTTATAACACATACGGCGGTGTACACATTCTAGGTGGTACACCTTTTCGTAAGAACTATGCAGGCATAGGTTACACCTATGATTTGGATAGAGATGCTTTTATTTCTCCCAAGCCCTACCCAAGTTGGTTACTGGACGAAGATACTTGTGAGTGGAACTCTCCAGTTACTGAGCCTACTGACGGGGAGATGTACTCCTGGAATGAAGAAACACAAGCCTGGGACTTAATTCCTGATGACATAGCAGAGAAATAGGATACTGGACAAACATGATAATCAAAGAAATAGTTCAAGGACTGTCTGAGACCATACGCAAAGTCAAAGGCGGGTACAGACTGTACAGTAAAAAAGGTAAAAACCTTGGAACCTTTGATACTAGAGCGGCGGCAGAAAAGCACGAACGTGAAGTACAATATTTCAAGCACATGGGCGAAGATAACAAACTGTTAGACAGGCCCACGCCATCTGTAAAAGAACTTGCAGTTACCCACGGCGTTGATGTTAAAGCTATAATAGCTGAACTAAAGCAAGGCATTGCAACAGAACTGGAGCACACTAGCGATTACGATATTGCTAAAGAAATTGCACTGGATCATATTGCTGAAGATCCTAAATATTATAGCGGCAAGCATCACACTGCATTAGAACCAGATCCCGGTGGATACCAGCCTACGGTACTAACAGCACCAGATAACACACTGGTAGATTTTATATTTTCTACCAATAAACTGGTCTTAAAATTTATTATAAATAGATGTAATATATAGAGGTAGGATACATGCCTAAACAAGTACAATTTAGAAGAGGGACAACTACCCAGAATAATGCGTTTACCGGTGCTCAGGGAGAACTATCCGTCAGCACCACAGATTACCATTTGCGAGTGCATGATGGCTCAACACAGGGCGGTAAATCTTATTGCTTGCCGATTTAACTAATGTCACTGGAGATACTGATGATATTGGTGAAGGTAGCACCAATCTGTACTTTACTAACGCTAGGGTAGACACAGAAATCGATTCATATTTGACAGCAGGTACTGGCATAGGCATTTCGTCGGGTACACTTACGGTTGATACTAGCACAATTGCGACAAGAAGTTATGTTGATACTGCGGTAGGGAATTTAGTTGACTCTGCTCCTGGTGCATTAGATACGTTGAACGAATTAGCAGCAGCACTTGGTGATGACGCGAACTATGCGACAACGACAACAAACGCATTGGCAGCAAAAGCTCCATTGGCAAGCCCCACGTTGACTGGAACTCCTGCTGCACCAACAGCAACTGCAGGCACAAACACCACGCAGATTGCTACTACGGCTTATGTACAAGCGGAATTGACTGCACTCAGAGCAGAACTATACGCTTACGATCCATAATAACTAGGAGATACTGATGGCTGTACTAGCATCAAGACAAGATTTGATTGATTATAGCTTACGCAGACTGGGCTTTCCTGTTATTGAAATCAATGTGGATGACGATCAGGTAAGTGATCGCGTAGATGACGCAATCCAATTTTGGCAAGAGTATCACTTTGATGGTACCGAAAGAGCCTACATCAAACACAAACTTACAGGGTCAAAGATCACATTACAAGCATCCTTGGCTAACAACTTTACTGTTGGTGAAACTGTTACCGGTGGTACTTCGGGAACAACCGCGATTGTTGTCAGTACAGATGGTGCAGAAATCACCGTAGATAATGTAAAGCCTGGTGGCGCAACTTTTTCTTTATCTGAAACCATTACAGGCAATCAGTCTGGATATGCTACAACCACATCTTCGTCTACCGCATACTCTAAAGGCGACTTAGAAAACGGCTACATTCCTATAGGTGACAATATTCTTGGCGTTACTAGAATGTTTAAGTTTGGCGCGACAACTGGCGGCAAGTCAGACGGCTTGTTTGATGTTGATTATCAATTTGCATTGAATGACTTGTACAATTTACTCAGTGCAGACTTGACATATTACTCTATGGTGAAGACTCACTTATCTACACTAGAAAGCATTTTCGTTACTGAAAGACAAATACGATTCAATCGAAAAACTAATAGACTTTACATTGACACAGACTTTGATAAGACATTCGATGTTGGCGACTATGTGATTGCTGAAGGTCAGGCTATGATTGCAGGCACCGATTACGCTGAAGTGTATAACGACATGTTTTTAAAGAAATACACTACTGCACTTATTAAAAGACAGTGGGGCGAGAACATGAAAAAGTTTGGCGGCATTCAATTGCCAGGTGGTGTGATACTCAACGGAGATCAGATATTTCAAGAAGCGGTTGCAGAAATTCAACAGACTGAAGAAGAAATGCAATCTAAGTACGAACTTCCTCCCGCATTTATGGTAGGCTAACGTGCCAACAAATTTCTATTTTCAAAGTGGAGACACATCGGGTACCACAAGTGAGCAGTTACTTGTAGAAGACCTAGTAATCGAATCCTTAAAGATTTACGGGCACGATGTCTATTACTTACCTAGAACTTTTGTAAATAGAGATACAATCTTTGATGAAGATTCCCTATCTAAATTTACGCAAGCATATCCTCTAGAAATGTACATGGAAAACGTTGCTGGTAATGAAGGTGATGGTGAGCTATTCAGTCGCTTTGGATTGGAGACTCGCGACCAAGCAACTTTCATTCTTGCGAGACGTAGATGGGATGAATTGGTTGTTAGTACTGGCGGCGATTTTGTGAAAGATGGCGCTAGACCAATGGAAGGCGATCTACTTTACTTTGGCAAAACTCGTTCACTGTTTGAAATTAAGTTTGTAGAGTTTCAGAATCCTTTCTATCAGCTAGGTAAAATTTACACGTTTAGAATAACCACTGAATTGTTTGAATATAGTTCAGAGGAGATTACTACAGGTATTGGCGCGATTGATCAGATTGAAGATGACAATTCATTGGATCAGCGGTTGTTTGAATTGCAGAAAGAAGATGGTGACAGACTGTTGCTTGAATCTGGTGGTGCTATAATCAAAGAAGACTTTTCAGTCAAACCAGGTGTTGCAGGCGATAATCAAGATTTCACCAATGAAGAAACTGCAGGTGACATTTTAGACTTCTCAGAATTAAACCCATTTGGTGAATTAGATGTTTAAAGGCAAGCAGTTTTACCATGAGCATGTACGCAAAGCAATAATTGCTTTTGGCACAATTTTCAATGGTATTAATATTGAAAGAAAGAATACATCGGATGTAGCGGTACAGAATCTTAGAGTGCCTTTAGCATACTCTACAAAACAAAAATTCTTAACTCGCATTGAGCAGACACCGACAGTAGAATCAAGAGGCGATGTTGCAATTATTCTACCTAGAATGGGATTTGAAATTCTAGGGCTGCAATATGATCCTAGTAGAAAAATATCACAGATACAAAAACATCGAAAGACGATAAGCTCGGATGCATTGAATGTCACTCGTCAATTCGTATCAACACCATATGATATGAATCTTGCATTGTATATCTTTGCTAAGAACCAAGAAGACGGGCTTCAAATATTAGAACAAATTTTACCATACTTCAATCCTGATTTTAATATCACATTGAATGATTTGCCTGAAATGGATATAAAACGAGACATAAAGATTGTCTTAGATGGTATCTCGTATGAAGATAACACTGCTGGAACATTTGCAGATCGACAGAGTATAATCTGGACTTTGAATTTTAACATGAAATTAAATTTTTACGGTTATGTATCAAATCAAAGTGTTATACGAGAGGCTATTTCTACAATATATCAGAACCCAGACTTTCAGGGGGCATTTGTCAGACAGACGTATAGTGTAGAAGATGCAAGAGCAACCGCTACTGCTACAATTTCAGGTGATGCGGTAAACGCAATTACGCTTACTTATGCAGGTACAAAATATACAACAGAACCTAACGTTACTCTTACAGGAAACGCAAGGGCACACGCAGTTATGGATGGTGATAAGATAGGCAGCATTGTTATTGACGATGCTGGATCTGGATATGTTAGTGCGCCAACAGTTACTATAGAGGGACCAGATGCAGGGTCACAAACAATAGATGATGCATATCGATTCTTGGAGGAGTTTGATGAAACCTATGTCTAATAAAGTATTTGATGCGTTAGATAAAACTTTTGGCACAATGACTGAGGCTGAAGAAATTTCTAGGCCTATTGTTCCTGTTGGTAAAAAAGACGAACAACTAGAACATGATTTTCAGGAAGCTAGGAGTAGTTTAAAACGCGCAATGGCTTACAGTGAATCTGCTGTACAAAGTATATTAGAAGTCGCGCAAAATAGCGACAACCCAAGAGCATTTGAGGTTGCAGTGCAAGCTATCAAGTTGATGTCTGATCAAGCAAAAGATGCTATGGAAATACAAGAAAAGAAACAGAAGATCGATCTCACAGATCCTAAGCAAGCATCGAAAATAGAAAATCAAACAAACATTTTATTTAATGGTAGCACCTCTGACTTGTTAAAAGCATTGAGTGCAAAAAAAGAAGTGATTGAGCATGATTCCGCAACTGACTAATCAAGAAGCAACTTCTTACCACGGTAATCCAAATCTAAAATCAATCGGGCATAATCATGAGTGGACGCCTGAGCAGATTATAGAATATCAAAAATGTATGGGAGACCCTATATATTTTATTGAAGCCTATTGTATGATTGTCACACTAGATACAGGGTTGCAGCCATTCAAATTGTACGATTGTCAGAAAGAAAAAGTCAAATTTATTATGGACAATCGACGCTGCATTCTTATGGAAGGGAGGCAGCAAGGTAAAACAGTAACTGCGGCTGCGTGTATTCTTCATTACACTATATTTCAAGACAGCAAGACTGTTGCTATCATGGCAAACAAGAGTAACGCTGCAAGAGAAGTGTTGGCACGTTATCAAATCATGTATGAGCATTTGCCTATATGGATGCAACAAGGTGTGAAGACTTGGAACAAGGGTGACGTTGACTTAGAGAATGGATCGAGAGTATTCACAGCAGCTACTACATCATCTGGTATTCGTGGTAAGTCTGTTAACTGGTTGTACATTGACGAGGCAGCTATTATTCCTAACAATGTAGCAGAGGAATTTTTCACATCTGTTTATCCTACGATTTCTGCTGGTGAAACTACAAAGATTCTACTCACATCTACACCTCTAGGCTACAATCACTTCTGGAAGTTTTGGAACGATTCTGTAGAGAAGCGTAACGGCTTTGAGAACATGTTCATTCATTACAGTAGAATACCAGGTAGAGATGAAGAATGGGCAGATCAACAGTTACAGCTATTAGGTGAATTGAAATTCAACCAAGAGGTCTTGTGTGAGTTTTTAGGATCATCGAATACACTGATTAACGGCAAAACACTAGGATCACTCAGTGCTAAAGTGCCAATATATTCTAAAGACGGCTTAGATATTTACGAAGAGCCGAAAGCAAATAACTATTACATACTAGTCGCTGACGTTGCTAGAGGCGTTGGTGGTGACTACTCTGCGTTTGTTGTTGTCGATGTGACACAGATGCCATACACCGTCGTAGGTAAATATCGACACAACAAGATTTCTCCGTTATTATATCCAAATATTATAGAGAAAGTAGGTAAAGACTATAATGATGCATTTATTCTAGTAGAAGCAAATGATATTGGGCAACAGGTTCTCACTATTCTGCATCAGGAAAATGAATATGAGAATATATTCACAACAGTCACAGAGAACAACAGACAATACATAACTCCTGGCTTCGGTAAAGCAGCGCGATTAGGTGTAACTACATCTAAAGCAGTGAAGAGACAGGGGTGTTTCAGTTTCAAAAGTCTGATGGAAGAACGAAAACTTCTTTTATTTGACCCAGAAATTATATCAGAGCTATCAACGTTTATTGAACGAAGTGGTTCTTATCAGGCTGACGAAGGTTACAACGATGATTTAGCAATGTGCTTGGTCTTGTTTGGCTGGGTTACAACCAACACATTTTTCTCGGACTTGACAAATGTTAATGTTAGAGAAGGTCTGTATAATTCAGAAATGCGGGCAATTGAAAACGATTTGACACCTTTTGGAATTATTGATGATGGACAACAGCAGGAAATGGAAGTGATGGGTGGAGATTTGTGGTTATTTGAAGAACCTAAATTACTAGATTTATAAATAAACAAAGTAATATAATATAACGCTAACTTAATTCGAGGAGAATAATATGGCTTTTCAGCTTTCCCCTGGCGTTCTCGTACAGGAACAAGATGCCTCAAACGTAGTTCCCGCAGTCGCAACCACTATCGGTGGTTTTGTAGGCGACTTCAATTGGGGTCCTGCAGATGAGATCATCACAGTTGCAAGTGAAAATCAACTGGTAGAGAAATTCGGTAAACCAAACACAACAGCAAATATAGACTTTTTAACAGCCGCAAGTTTTCTTGCATATGGATCGGCTCA